GGGGGCAGACGCTTTGGCTAAAAAAACGCCCTGTGACCTGTTGCCCTTGCTCACGTTGCATGGCTTACAAGCTGCCACCATGTTATCCATATCCATTACATCACCTTGCTTAGATATAGGGACTACATGATCCACCTGGTTAGCATCACCACCGCAGTAATAGCAGACGTAGTTATCTCGATGCAGCACCCGTAGCCGCACCATCTTGTACTTAGCTGATACGCGTGGATCGTATGGTTTACTCATTGAAGGCTATGCCTAACTGTATGTGTGGGTTGATAGGCTCAACTATACGCAAGGGTTGATGGTCATTGTTTAACTGTGTCTTTAATCTATGGCAATTAGCACATAAGGTTTGAAGGTTCTCTACATCGTTATTGGTATGGTCACCATCTATATGATCTACATCTAATTGCACTCTATGTACAGCTATGAACCCACATAACTCACAATGATCTTTCTTATAGCGTGTGTATGTACCCCATCTACAGGTAGCACACTTTCTATCCCATAAGCGTAAGCCTGTAGTGGTTCGGCCTTTAGATCGAACTGGCTTACCACACTCACACATTGGTCTTATTCCGCTACGAGCCATTAGTAATGTCCATGCTTCTTATGATAGGCCAATGCTTTACATGGTGTGCCATAACGTTTAGCAATATAAGTTAACCCTGCATCTATCTGCTCATAAGGATTATTAGTCTTTAGCTTTAACAGCTGTGGTATTCCATACGCAGATGATCGCTTGTTATCAGCCCGGTAATTCCACTTAGACTCTAAGTACCAAAGCTTCTCTAAACATAGGTATTCATTATGGTTAGTTAGTTTTATATGACTATAGAGTTTATATTTTTCAATCTCTATATGGGAGTTAGTACTAGCATAAGCATTAGTAAAAGCGGTAAGTACTAAGATTAAGTCTACACATAATATCCAAAACCATTTACATTTCATCGGCGTGTCTTAACTAATTGCAATCGTGTTTTAGGTCTGGGTCAAAGTCGCAGAAGTAGCAACCTGCGTTTTGTCCACAGGTTATACACAGGTATTTAAACTGTATTGAGTCACAGCATGAGTTATACACACAATGATCCCCAACTGTGTAGAACTTCTGGCCTAGTCGCTTAGACATATATTTAACCCGTCAGCTACAACAATCATGGTTTTGCATGGATATTCCCAGCCATCACAGTGCTTACAGTTTATGCCCCATGACCCATCAGGTAGCGTAATTTCTTGCGGCGTGTGTAATTCGGCTACTAACCTAAGCGATTTAATAATGTTTACTAACTGGTCGTAATGTTTAGTCATCATGATCGCCTTCAGCTTCTACCTGCTTCATAAGATCCTCAAAGGCAGCGATAACATCCTGTGGCGTTCTATGTGTTTTGCTGTTCTCAGCTATGCGTTCAGCCATTTTCCAGTCATCAGGATTAATCATTATCGCCCCTAATCGTAGCCACAATCTGCTCGATTAACGCGCCCACGGCTATGTTGTCACATACCTGGCATACATGTAACGGCATAAATTTATGCTCAATTTCTTTAGCTAATAGTTCCCTTAAATCTTGCAATATCGTACGCATTTCTGGATTACTCATTTATCTTTACCCCATCCTGTTCCTTTGAATATGATCGATGGCGCGCTAAACACGCGTATCATTGGGTAGCTGCAGCACAATGGGCTGCTGTCGCCGTGTGTATTTACATTTTGCACCGAATTAGGCATGATCGTGTATGCGCTGTTGCACTCCTCGCACTTGATAATAATGATCGGGATAATGCCATTAACCAGGTGAACCGACAGGCTCATCTCTTTGTAATCTTGGCAATTACAGATTATCTGCAGCTCATTAGTCATGCAATATCTCCTCAATCGTAGGTACTTGCATGTCAACTAATATTTCAGTGCGTATATCGCCACAACCCAAGCATTGTACGCAATATTCATTAAGCGGCAGGTTTTTGAACTCTGGCACGATAGCGTGTTTTTGCATACTTACGCCAAGTTTGGCGCAAACCCTGCAGTTAATCCTCAGTAATGCCATATACGGACTTCCTTAGCGCATCCATCTCGAATAACTCACGCTGAGATACCCAGAAATTGCCATCAGCTGCGTTGAAATACTTGGCCTTCTTAGCCCATAGCACGGGCATCCAGCCGATGATCTGATATACCGGGGACTTGTTTACCACCAAGATCGCCACATCGGTTAAACGTGGGTAATCTTTATGGATGATTAAATGGCCATTAATGTAAGGAGTCCATTTAACCTCGAACCCCAGATTGCCAAGCTGCACATCTGGTGCATCGTGAAACGTGTTTACAGTAGGCACAAAATTACGGATGCCCATGTATTGCGCTACTGCAATCTCAGCACCAGCAGCTTCGCTATGCTCAGCTATAAACTGGTGAAAGTTTATCTTGGTGTTATATCGGCCAGCATGGTCGGGCGTATTAGCCTTCTCGCCTGTGCTACGGGCAAACCCACTAGCTGCTGCCTGTAACTCTTGCGATCGATCTAAGATTACCTGGACTATCTGCGCCACTTCAGTTATAGCCATATTGGTTTGCATTGATCGCCCCGTGTCTTACTGCTACAGGTATAACCCCGGTATTTGTTGCCAGTTTTCTCGCTTACGCCTTCTTTGTAAACCATGCGACCATGCGAGCAGATAGGTGCAGGATCTACAATCTCGCCACCTAATTGCGCCTTGATGTCTTTGATGGTTTCAGCTGCAGGTCGCACACTTCCCACGCCATCAACCTTTACTGCAGGTATAGCAGTAGCCCATAGATCAACCTCTACTGCAGGCTGAGCCGCTAAGCGTTCGACCTTCTCCATGTCCTGCCGCGTAGGCCGTGACTCACTTGGCATTAGCAAACCTATGGCTCGACCGATCGCGCTGGTGCTGCAGTTCTCAATCCAAAAATCCCTGTTTACGCCTCGATCAGTACGCAGCTCATAGGCATAATCTATAGCTGCCGGTACTACATCCTCATGCTCGCGGAATACGCTGGCACGGATAATTACATAACCTTTAGTTACATCGATCTCTACGATCTCAGTAATGATCCTGCCTAAAATATGGGTTTCGCGAAATCGCTTAATGCGGCTGTTCACATCCTCGTATGAACTCAGATCAAAACTCATGATTGCTTTCCATCTGTTAGAGATGCAATAAAGCGATCTAATTCAGTATTTGTAAACCGCACAGCTCTGCCAACATTTACAGTTTTAATTTGGCCTTCTTTGACCAATAAATGTAACGCACTTCTTGAAATGCCTAGCATTTCCATAACATCAGATATTTTATACAAACGTGGCAGCTGTGAATTTTCCATTACCTAACCACACGATCACTAGCTATACGCATACCAGCTGCGCGGCCACGATTGTAGCCATCCTTTACGCCTTCTTTAAAACCAACCGACCAACCGACAATAAACCAACCAAGATTAGTCAATAACACGATTGCCAATACTTTGTCTATATCCATTTACTTTGCCCTTGTTTGGGTTAAGCCGTGCTACACCGAATTAGGTAGCCCTGCCTAACGTGTAAATACAGGGTAAAGCCTGGGACTGACAGCGGTCAATAACCGACACGCCTATCGAACTAGTAAAATCTCCATAATGGTGTCTACCTTAGCCTCTATGGCATCCACGCGCCCCCGTAGGTTATGGCCGCCGTTATTATCTGGCCTTAATTCAGCCAGATAATACTTGACAAGATGGCGAACCAGCCCAGCCGCAAACCCCATAAGTGTGCAGATACCTATGGCTATTGCTAATAGCGACTGGGCGGCCGTCATTACTTAGTACCGAAAGCTTTGTCGCTAGGGTTCATGGCGCGCATTAGTGGGCCAAGTAAACCTGCAACGAACGCGTTAGCTAATGTCTTTGGATCATGGATACCGGACATGTAAAGTGCAGCAGCGCAGCTAACAGCAGCGCGTAGGTATGACAGGCCAGCGGCCTTAGCTTGTTCTTTCATGGTTATTCTCCTAATTGCCCTTTAGGTTGGTCGTACTCCAGCCCTAATTTTTCTATTAACTTGGCAGCCTTTACGGGATCTATTCCCACCTCAAAATGCATTTCATCCTTGCGTGTCCATGTGCCGCCCCAATTTAGGCCGTACTTCTTACATAAGGCCAAGATCATCGTCACTTCACCTGGCTCAAATGTGCCAGCCTTGCCTAACGGATGCTTGGTAGCGTTAAGGTCAATGGCCGTCCCGCTGCTGTGATTGCTTAACTTGCCCGGTACGCCTCTAACATCTCGGTAACAGTAGCCCCAATCATCCTTGCCATCATCGATCGGCTCAATCAATTCATTAAAAGACTCAGCAAAGGCAACCAGTAAAGGCGCAGCAAAATATGCGCAGCGCAATTTAACGTTGCTGCCCTTGATCGCGTAAGACTTGATACGGATCGACTCAACATCTTTAGATGCTGGCCAGCCGTTATAACTGATCGCAGACATTACAAGCCTAAGGCGGCTTTCAAGTCCGTAACTGATAGGCCTACGCTAGATAACTTGTCCTCAATGCTTGGCTCGTTAGGGATCATATTGCCATTATGAGCAGCTACGACTGTAGCGGCCTTAGCTTTGTCCGACTCTGCAACGTCTAAGAATAGATCGCCGTTTTCATCTAGAAACGGGTTACGGGTAATTGCAACGCCAGCGGCGTTTAATTCTGCAATCAAATCTGACCCGTTAAGGTTTTTTGGTTTATCGAATTTAATCACGTTATGCCCCCAAGTAGCTAAATGATGCTGTTGTAAAGTTTGTGGATGCAGCTGACCCACCTTGCAGATTTAATGCGCCGCCACTATTTTGCGATACGACTATTGTTAAATAATCTGCAGCTGTTAAATAATACTGATATGTATAACTAACGCTGATAATTGAACCAGATGAAACATAAGTTATGAAGCTGTAAGCCAATTCCGCACCTGTTGCATTTTTGTAAACATAAGATGTCTTTCCACCTGTAGCAGTAGCCGCCCATGACATATTTACATTAAGTTCCCAATATCCGGTTTTGCCAGCAGGCACAGTTAAACGGCCAGTATTTGTGCTTGTATCGTGAATTGAGCTTGTATCCCAAACTTCAGCAGGCCATAAAATTGTCGTATCTACGTTATTGGAAATGCTTTGACTTGAAGTGAGAATAACTTTTGCGCCTGTATATGCACTTGCGCCACCGACAGCAACCCAAGCTGATCCTGAATAGTATTGCACGGCATCTGTGTCTTTCAAGTAACACATATTGCCTTCTTGTGGGCTAGTTACAGCTGCATCACGCGCTGTCGCGTTAGCAAACACCCAGACGCCTTGCATCAAGTAGCCATTAGTATCCGCGGCAGTTAGCACATCCCCGGTAACGAACGTTTTTAGGCCTAATCCAGCTGCCATTTTCTTTTCTCCTTAGTAACTTAATACTGACGTATCAAGTACGCCATATTGGGTTGAGTTTAATATAAACCCGTCAATAACAGGTTCAAGTGTAGTAAAGGTCGTACGCCATTTATTTGGAGTAACGCTGTGTGCCACGCCGAAAACTTGCAAGGTCTTAGTAAGGGTAGATGCACCTGGTTGGTTAGTAGTGATAGTTACCGGGTCAAAGAAATCTAAATCTAAGGCTGCAATTATGCCTGTGTTGTAATTGTCTGTGTATAGGTCTAGCTCGATCGCATCGCATCGGATGCTGGTTTCGGCACGGCTGGCTACATAAGCTCGTGCGTAATCAAGTGCCACGGCGTCCGTTTGCATTAAAAGATTTTGCTGGTTATAGGTGTGAGCAAAATACTTTAAAACACTAGCTGCATTGGTAGCAGTTTGTACGCTGCCGCCAGTTCTAGTGATATTAGCCTGGTTAAATACAAGGGTGTCATCCAGCCGCCATACGGCATTGGCATAGCCAATATCTGTGCCATTATCGTTAAAGACTGTAGGCGTACCTGCAACGCTGGCTGTAGTAACTGTGCGATCTTGGAATACCCACGATCCAGATGCATCTACATAGATTGCCCCGTACTCGCTGTTTGTGGCTGTCTGCAGGGCTGCAAGGGCTGTACGGGCTGTGCCTGGGTCTGCCTGCAAAGTAGTTAAACCTGCATCAACATCGCGCATGGATGCTGGCCACGAGATCATGTCTAGTATCTGGCCAATTCTTGTGCCGCTTAAATCGCCAGCAACCGCACCTGTAACTGTACTGATCTGTGCATTTTGCGCTAGGCGGCTGGCATCTACAGCTGTTATATCTGTGTACACGACATCATTAGCGTTTTTAGGGGTAGTGGTCGTAAAACTGGTAATAAATCCGCTAAACATTGGGTAGGTAACGCTGCCATAAGTAGCCGATATAGACACTTTACGCATTGGTGTTAGGTAGGTGTAATACGGGCTGGATGAGTTCTGTGGGTTAAAGTCACCATTTTGATCTACGATGCGTAGGGTCATTGTGCCAGTTTGAAATTCGTCAGCTGTAGCTGATCGACCGCGCTTTATATTAACGCTATTAACTACATCGCTAACATCAACAATTAACGCAGCTGAGTCTGCCAATACGTTAGTGCCTAGTATGCCTTCACCAATAATAAATGCCTGAGCAAAACTTGGCCCGGTACTAAAGTTAATAACCGCGTTAATCGTAGGTATTGGCATTATGGCAACGCCCCTGCTGGGCTTTGTGTAAAGCCACGGCGAATATTGTTAAGTAGCGCAGTATTAACGGCTTCATCAAAATTGCCGCTATCAATCATGCCTTCAATAGTTATATTGACTGAGTTATCTACTGATCCAGTACCCATGCCTTGCCCTGTGCCGTATCCAGGGCCTCCCATGCCATCATCCCAGATAGGTTGCCCACCTATGCCGAATCTAGGGCCTTGTGGCCCACCGCTAGGCGGCGGTTCTACGACTGGCATTTGAATTGGCTTAGCAAGTAAGGCTAAGTAATCTACTAATGCCTGGTATTTTGCATCATCTGCTATTTTTTGAGCAGCTGCAATACGTTCGATAATTGTTTTTTGGCTTGTGTAATTAAGAATATCTACGGTGGCTTGAGCAGCTGCAATACGTTCGATAATTGTTTTTTGGCTTGTGTAATTAAGAATATCTACGGTGGCTTGAGCCGATGCAGCCTTGTCAATAGCAGCAC